AATAGGATGCATTAGAGGCCAGTAAGGTTTTGGAGTATTCTTTGGCATAAACCAATCACTTATTAAATTACCATCATTTTTACCTGCTGTTACATTAAGCAAACTAACAGCTTTATCTTTAATAGATTTATGTTCTTTTATCTTTTTTATCCAAAGCACAATTATCTATATGGTTTTCCTAAATTCCAAATTACTAAACTATATCTAACACCTTTAGTTATTGGTTTAACTCTATGCCAAACAAAAGATGGAAAAACAACTATACTACCTTTAGGTAGTATCTCCGTGCATAATTTAGTATTTCTAGCACGTTCAGGATCTTGATTTCTTAAATCAAATTCCAATTCTCCTCCTTGATATTTTTTTGGATCAGTTAAACTCACTGTCACAGATAGCTTTCTTATCAAACCATTTTCTGGTCCTTCTTTCTTGTAAGGCGTGTCCCAACTGTCTTGATGCCAGTCATAGTATTGACCTTCTTTGTATATGGTAAACTGACAAGATTCAGATCTATCCCAATCAAAATTCCAACCAGCTTGTTGATTGGCCTCTCTAATAAAGGGGTGTATCTCTTTGTATATCCATCTATCATCTAACCAAACAATGTTAGAGTCTCTTTTCTTTTTTAAATTAAAAAGTTCTCTTTCATTTAAAGGATTCTTTTTTATATCTCTATATTTATTTTTTTCCTCTGCTCCTGTAATAGCAATACCTTCTTTCTGTTCCTTGCCGTGTCTTATTATTAAATCACATATTTTAGATGGAAGAGCAGATTTAAAATAATAATAATAATTATTTAAATTCATATGTTGTAGTTAAAAATATGTTACGCTTTCTAGACATGTTAGGTGTTATAAAATATTTTAACGAGCTTGGAAACATAACAAAGAAATTGCTTTTCATTTGAACAAACCACTTCCTGCCCTCTCTACGATTATTATTAAATTCAATAACCATTTGACAAGATTCTGGTTGAACATCTATTCCATACACAAAAGTATAATCAGGAGAGCGTCTTAAATCTAAAGGGTCCACAGTATTTCTTAAAAAGGATTGCTCTTTAGGTGCGTAAACATTTCCCCAATTTTTCATAGGAATTAAATGTTTTTCATAATCTATTTTATAGTGATCTTTAAAATGATCCTGTAACCAAGATAATTCTTTTGAGTATTCCACTACATAATCAAGATAAGAGTAATCTCTATCATCATCACTCATTCTTTTATTATCTATAAAAGACTCTAATATATTGCCTTTTATTTCTGCTCTCTTAATTTCAAAATGTTTTGGAGTTTTGATTTCGCCGTAATAATAATCTATTTCTGATAGCACCACTTTTTTCATAACTTATACTGAATTTATATCAACTAAATCCCATGTTTGTCCAGCTTCATTCCACTGATATTCCCAAAAATTACCTGTCCCTGCCTCTGCAGATGCAAGATTTTCTGCTTCTTGTTCAGCTGTTAGGCTAGGTTTTGCAACTGGGGGATCCCAGGACGCTGTTGATAAATTTAAAGTCCAACTATCAAAAGGTTTTGGTGGCATAAAAATATCATTTGTTTCATCATAGTTATAGCCTATACCAGGATAGTTTCCTCTAAAAGGTGTTCCACCTAATTTATGTATATTATTAAAAGTGTTATAAGAACATTTTTTCCAAAGTGGATAAAAGTGTATTTTTTCTAGGTATCTTCTACCTCTTTCCTCTTCTTCAACACCCTCATCACTAGAAGTTTTAACATTATCTACAACATGTACTCCTAATACTCTGTTATTTTCATCTAATTTTGCAAAGTGTGCCATATCTTATATATCCTTATTGAAACTTATACCTTATTACCACTATTCCTGATCCACCAGCATGGGCTGATCCTCCGCCACCACCAGTATTTGCTTGTCCTGCAGATCCGGGTGCATTTGGAGGTGCTCCTTTATTTCCAGTTCCTCCTCCACCTGGACCACCTGATCCACCGGCACCAGGGCTAGCAATTGGATATCCTCCACCGCCACCACCGCCAGCTCGTGTTACAGATGAGCCTGTAATTGATGTTGAAACTCCCGGACCACCAGGTCCACCAGCATTACCTTGTCTAGCGCTTCCAGCACCTCCGGCTCCTCCGCCACCACCTGCTGATCCTGCGTTTGAACCAGGGGGCTCTCTTCCTTGCCCACCAGGTTGTCCTTGAGGTGGACTTGTTGGAGGTTCATTTCCATTGCTTCCAGGATTAAATTGATTTTCACCACCGCCACCACCAGAACCACCTTGTCCGTTTGGACCCGATCCGCCGCCGGCAGATGTTATTGTACTAAAAATTGAAGGCTCGCCTTGTGTTCCCGGAGAACCGACTGTTCCACCAGCACCTACTTGTATTGGATAACTACCAGCTGCTAAAGTTATAGCGCCTGCTCCTTCTAAAGGAGATTGAGTATATGAATCATTGGCTGCTTCGTCTTCTCTAAAGCCGCCGCCACCTCCACCACCTGATTGCGAAGGAGCAGTTCCACCACCTCCACCGACTACCATGTAGCTAGCTAAATTGTTTGGTTGAGGAGCTGGTCCACCGTCACCTGCTATTGCAACGTTAAATGTGCCATCTCCAGTAAATGTGTGAATTTTAAAATCTCCGTCAGTGCTTTCTGTTCCACCTGTAGCTACTACGAACTCTGATGTTGCAGTTCCGCCTCCAAAGCCTAAAACTTTATATCCAAATCCAGTTGCCATTATTCTCCTTATGCGTCGTTAGCAGCATCTGTAGTGAAGAATAATTTGATTCCCAATAATTTTGCATCAGCTGTTAACGAATCTTCAGACACGTCTCTAGAGATTTGGAAGAATACTTCTTCATCTGTGCTAGGTGAGCCTGCAATAGTTACTGCTCCACTTTCTGCTGTCACGTCTAAATCGTTTGCCGTACCGCTATGAGCTTTTGCTGTTGGTGCAACTGCTGTTCCAAACGCTACGTTTATCGTATCGTTGTCAGCACATGCAACACCTTGTAAGTCCCAAGATACAGTACCTGTATTCGTCGAGTCTGCTGTAAAGTAAGCTTGAAAAGTTACTGTGCCTTCATTCCATGATTTTGGAAATGCAACAGCAAACTGTGCAAACTCGTCTGAATCTTTATCAAAGTCTAAAGTTTTAATTTCTGGACCATTAGATAACTCTACTTGTGCTATGGCTGCACATCCGTTTGTAGTGTTTGGGTACATTGAAGAAGCAGGAACCCAAATAGATTCTTTGCCTGCAATTTTAATTGCTGCAGTGTTATCTCCTCCATCTACGGCTTGAGCAACACCAGTACCGTTAGGTGCAATAACAATGTTTCCATTAGCACCGTCAGTTATTGTGATTGTTCCAGAGTTTGTACCTGAATTAGTATCTAAAACTAGATTGTGTGCACCGCTAGAAGTTATTGTAGCGTCTGCAGATCCTGTTCCAACTACGATCTCACCAGTTCCTTTTGGTGCTATCGCTAAATCTATGTTTGAATCGCCACCGTTAGCAGCGATTAATGGATCGTTTCCAGTTGCAGCATTTGTAACTTTAATTTCATTAACTGCAGATGACGTTGTTCCAAAAACAACAGACTCATTGCCATTTGCGTCAGCTATAAAACCACCGTCTGCAAATTTTGGAGCTGTTAAAGTTTTGTTTGTTAAAGTGTCTGTTGAAGAAGCAGTTATAAATCCACCATCGTCAATGTCTGGATTAGTGCCATCGTTGGCTGTAGCGTAAACTAATTTTACTGCACCTGGTGCAACAGTTACACTATCTCCAGATCCTGTTACGTATTTAAATACTACGTTTTGAGATCCAGATGTTGAATTTTTTAATATATAAAATTGTTGAACATCGATTGGAATAGTAACGTTTCTTGAACCTGAAAGAGTTCCAGTAAATTCTATAATTCTGTGTGCAAGAGTTGCACCTGTTCCACCGTCTGTTACTGATAAAGTTGTATCTCCAGAGTCAGAGACGGCTTGTGTGGTAAAACCACCTGAAATTTGTTCTACAATACTTAAGTTAGTATTAGTTTTTGTTCCCCATGTACCGGCATTTTCACCAGTTGCCTGTAGTTCTATACCGAGTGGTGAGTATGTTGAAGCCATATTTTTTCTCCTATTTAGCTTAAGCTACGTTTGTATAACTTGTATTAGAACCAGTGTCAATAGCTTGATACGCTTGAATTCCAAATCCTGTTGCAGTTCCAAAAGCAGCTACAGAGGCTGTTGATGAAACCCCAGTTAATCCCATAACATCCGCTGGAGCTAAAGTTCCAACTGCAGAGGTAGCTGCAACTCCTGTTAATCCTATAACATCAGCAGGAGATAAAGATCCAACAGAAACAGTAGCTTGTTGTCCTGTTACAGCTATAATTGGACTTGATCCAACTGTTATAGATCCTAATCCAGATGTTAATGAAGCTCCAGTTAATCCCATAACATCCGCTGGAGCTAAAGTTCCAACTGCTGAAGTTGACGCTTGACCACCTAGTCCTACTATTTCTTGTGTAGGATCTATTGATCCAACAGATGTAGTTGCAGAAACTCCAGTTAATGAAAACTCTGCACTAATAACTAAACTTGTTGATCCAAGGTTAGAAGTTAAAGATTGACCAGTTAAACCTACAACGTCTGCAGGGTTAAGTGTAAACATTCCCCAACCATTGTCACCATAAGACGCGTTACTCCAACCACTAGGACCAGAGTTTGATGTCATTGCATCAGGTGCAGTTAACTCTACTTTAAAACTTGACTCGCCCCAAGACTCTGCGTTCCAAGTATCTCTACCCCAACCTTGTTCAGGAAAAGTTATTAAATCTCCAAGTGATACAGTTGCTGATACTCCAGTTAAGAAAACGGTAGGGTCTTTTATTTCACCCCATTCACCATCATTCCAAGCTTGTGCACCCCAACCAGTTGTAAAAGCTTCGCTTATTCCCCAAAGATTTGCACTCCAGTTTCCTGCTCCCCAAAAATCAGCGTTAGGTGTATTCGCTTGGCCACCCATTCCAGGGTGATTAGAACAATAATAATATAAAGTTGGTGCGTCGGTTGCTACAGTAATTTGAGTGTAGGCTCCTGAAGAACCTGGAGTTCCGTTGGTTGTAACTCCGGTAGTATATTCACTTCCACTGTTGTGAGTTCCATCGGATGTTGTAGAAAATCTTAACGGGTGGGTGCCGTTTGAAGAATCAGATTGATCAAATCTAAAAGTTCCACCTTCAACTAATTCTAAAGTGGCTTGCTGTACACCATCAATAAAATATTTATTACCGGAGCCGGTAGAGACTACCGTTACTGTAAAAGTTCGAGTAACGGACATCCGTTTCTCCCCCTTACGCTATTCTAATGATCGCGTTTGTAGCGTCTGCTGTAGGAAATTGAATTGTGAAAGTTCCAGATGTTACCGTTTTATCTCCACCAAATGCAACTACTACACAAGCAGGATCGCCTGATTCTGAATCATTGTAAATTAATGCACCGTTAGCTGTGAATGATGCGTCAGTGTAAGAAACATCAGCAAAGTCACAAACCGCAGTTGTGCTCGATGCCACTGGAGTCACGCTTGTTAACGTAGCACCACCAGAGGTGTAAGCAGTTCCAGAAGTGTTAGTGATTTCGTTTGAAGATGAAAAAGCTGTTGTGCTTGCTCCTAAAGTTGCTGAACTAGTGTATAAAGCAATCTTAAAAGTGTCGCCTGTTGTTGCTGTGAAATCGTGAACTCCTTTTAAAAGTTCTACTTTGAAACTTGTACAAACTGCTGATGTTATTGCCATTTTTTATCTCCTATGGGTTTGCTGAATTTATTGGTATTCTGACTGCTCCATCTGTGTAGTCATCTCTTCTTCGTCTACCAACTTGTTCGTTTGCAAACTTCTGTACTTCTTCTTTATACTTTTGCTCGTATAATGTCAACATATCTGTTGGGCCTTTTAAGAAGCTGTAAGTTTCTGCCAAACAGCAATATAACAGGCCATTAGGGAAGTTTAAGCTAATATAGTTGGTATTATCGCTCTCTAAAAGAGCTGGCGCTGCATTGTAATGCACTCTAAATTTATAGGTAGTATCTGGTACAGGGGCAAACATCATTCTACCAGATGTGGTATCTGACTCTCCTGTAGCACCGCCAAACATGGCATAATATTTAGGTTTTCCTCTAGAAGATGACTCTGTAGATGAAACATATTCTTGAAGATATGTGATATCTTTTTTCTCTAACCAAGTGTTGGCACCTGTTATATCACTAGTAGAATCATACACCTGTATACCTCTAATGAAAACTGCTCCTGCTGGAGCGTTAATAGTTTCTTGACCTGTAACTAAATTACCTGATTGTTGTTTTCTATCTGCATCAATGGGTACATCTCTAAAAATTCTATATTGTGCATTTAAAATAATATTTTCTAAAACAGAATCAGATAACACATTGGAATCAACTTCTGTGTAACTTCTTATTTGTGTTTTTAATCCTGATGCACTTAATCCTGCCATTATGCTG